AATGGTTCAGCGGCTACAGGTGGCAAAGGAAATATAGTTAATTATAATAATATTGATCGATCTGTGAACACTAATGATCAAAGACAATATAACTATCCGAGTAATTCAGTGGTCTCAATTTCTTCGGGTGGTGGTATTAGTACATCACCTAATCCAGTGAATGGGGCTAGGTAGTGAGGAGCCCCGGAGGGCTCCTCTGTTATCAATCGTCTGCTAAACTCTTGAAGAAGTCTAGCGTATCATCGTCATCTTCACCTACAGCGGTTGCTGTCTTGGGCGATGGAGCCTCACTCAAAGTCGGAGAGGATGTCTCTTTAAACTTTGGAGTGAAGTCCATCGCTGGTTCGTCGTCCTCAGCGGTTTTTGTGGGTGCGTGATTACCGCCATCAAGACCTAGAACTTTGTAAAGTTTTGCTTTAAGTTCTGAGTAAGACTTGAAGTTTTTAGGATCGACGATTTCTTGAAGTGAGTGTTGTTTTTTCCACATCACCTCTAATGCTTCATCATCGCCTGTGATAGCAGATGGTGATGAGAACTCTGACTTGTCATAGTTACGATAACCTTCGACTTGACGAATCTTTAGATTGAAGTCTGCGCCCTCCCAGAAGTCAAATGGATTGACTGGCTTCTCATCTGGAAACTGAGGATTCATAACATCATTTAGTTTATCAAAGATTTTCTTGCCATACTTATACAAGAATACTTGACCTTCGTTCTGTGGATTAGATGGGTCTTTTACCACAAGAATATTAGAGATATACGAAAGACGGCGCTTCTGCTTGCGAACAATCTCTTTATTGGCTTCGATACCTGAGTTCCAGAGTTCACTGTTATACTCTGATACTGGGTCATCTTGACCAATAGTTGTAAGTGAGTTTTCGATGTACCAGCCACCTACGCCTTTGAAGCCGTGATTCCACATACGAACAAAAGGCATATCTTCGCCCTCTGGTGCTGGAAGAAAACGAATTACGGCGTAACCGTTACCTGCTTTATCCACATCAGGTTTCCAGTATTGATCGTCATCGTTTGAATAGCCGCCTGAGTTCATCTTCTGAAGTTGGCTGTTCAACTTGTCAAACGAAGATGTGCGGGATTGCTTGAGTGCTGCGAAAGAATTAGTCATAGTGTCTCCTAGTATGCGATGTATCGCTTTATGTTGCGTTGTATATTGTTATTATATCATATTTGCTCAACTATGTCAAGCACTTTATTTATATTTGTTTATCACCACCTTTCTCATCTTTTCAAGATCAAACTTGATAAATGGTCTCATCTTCTTACAAAAAGTTTTTGTTGAAGGATATACTATCGTGTCTGTGATATGCTTGTCCCAGTAACGAAAACAATCCACAAGTTCGTCAAGAATGATAACAGTCTCTACACCTATTCTACGGCGAGTGAACTCTTTCAATAGTTTTGGATGCTGACCATCGGTAACAACTATGTTACTATTGAAGTCATCGTCAAGTTCATTCAACTCCTCTTGAAAGGCATACGTCAACATCTGCTTTCGCTTGTTCCAGTCTTGATATATCTCTCGACACTTATCACTCTCTATTTCACCAATCCAAATATTTGGATCATTCATAACATTAGCGAGTATCATACCCCTACCATCTTCCTTTTTCGAAAGAGTGTAAAAAAAGAATTTATCTTTTCGTGTCTCGAATGATGTTGGATTAGCATTTACCTTACCGTTATACTTGAAGAAGTCATAAGACTCCGAAGTAAAGTGTCTCTTTATAGCTAGGTAATAGATATAAAGGTTATAAGCATCTTTCGAGTTGTAGATACTCATACAGGCAATCTCGCTGTTGCTTCCATTAGATTCAACACCTCAGCCTCTTGCTCTACTCTCGCACGAAGCACAGGCGATCTCTTCACAATCTCACCCAATAACTCTATTTCAAGATTATACTTCTCAGCGTAATAACATAGTGCGTCAATTATTGTTACATCCTCATTTATATAGTTTTCTATTTCGGTTAGAATAGCCTGCGTTTTAGTTGTCAATATTCTATCTCCATTATATGAGTGAGGAGATTCTGTTGCTACGCTCTCCTCGGGCGCCCTTGGTTACGCTGCTAGAGCGAACTTAGATGGTGCAAAGTTTGAATTTGCGTTTGTAGTTTTGACCGAATAACGTAGGTCAACACGGTAACTCCACTCCACTACGCTGCTAGTCGATTCTATTATCAGCCCCATCAAATATACGCTCTAGCGTATAAAGTAAAAATATACGGTGTGGCGTATATTTGGTGGAGCTGCCGGGTATCGCACCCGGGTCCTATCAGTTTTGCGTCACTTCATCGTTACGATAATATTTATATTATACACGAATCAACGCTTCTTGTCAACCCTTTTCTTTTTCTTTTTTGTAAAGTTTTTTGCGAGTGGTCGGACCGCAGCCTCTGCTTGGCTCTCGTTCCACTTGAACATCTTTTGAGTGTCACTCATTACTTTCTCTACATTAGAACCTGTAGCAAGAAGCCCGTTTATAGTTTTGTCTATTTCAATCCAGTTCATCTTTATCCAATGAGTTCAAGTAAAACTCTACACATATTGCTGAAATAAGATTGATCACACACGCCGTAATTACCCAAGAACCTGGCGCACCCACAAGAAGCATAATAATTGTAACAACTGTAAGAGGTATATTCAAGTAAGGTAGTATCGGCAACCACGGCTCCTCAACCTTTATAATATGCCCTAAGGTTTTCCTCTCGTCCCGATCTTTTTGTTCCATAACCTAATCTCCTCATAATGTTCAGTCTATCTTCTGATGAGTATTGGCTCCAGTAAGTTATCTCTTCTTTAGTTCTCTTACAACCAATACACAAACCCTTCTCTATTCTACACACAGCCACACACGGCGTTATCACGCACTGTCCCTGACTATAAACCGTATCTCTGCTATGCCACCACTACTACTACTTACGAAATATTCTATACCTTTTTCTGAGAATAACTTTTTCAACTCTGATAGCGTGTAGTCAGTAGGCATATGATATCTCCTATATAATTATTATACCCAGTCCAAATTCTTGGGAACGTATGATGAAATCTTCGCTCTAATATCTTTACTTATCTTATTGATAGGACTGACAGTCTTTCCTGGTTGCTTGATGTAAACATAGTTAGCATCAACTATATACGAACCACCCTTATCAGATCCCAATACCTTTGTATCAACTCCTACCTTATTGAACGCTAACACTATAGCACCATCCATATACTTTGTCAACCCAGTTCCCATTTTTATTATGTCAAGCATAGTCTGTGAAGCACCACGATGCGTCCCAATAAGTATTTCAACAGGCACTTGCCGTGGTCTCATCTTATTCTGAACCTTAGCAACCTCAATATCATTGACAGTCCAAACAATGTGAATGTTCTCTTTCTTATATCCTATCGCAGATACCTGTCTTGTAATGTTAGATAACTTATTCAAGTCCTTCAACGTGCTATCAAAGATAATGTTTGGCTTACGATCAGCAGGCGCAGTAAGAACAGACGCATAGAACGCAGCCTGTTTCCTATTTGGTAGATTGAGAACATCAGCTATAATATCATGCATCTTTCCTACATTATTAGGATCACGCATATTACTCGCAAGAGCAGCTAAGTCGGTACCAGTCTCACTCTTGACCTTCGATACAATCTTAGGCGACTTCGCAGCCATCATCTTGAGTTCATCAACATCAAAGACCTTACCCTCAAGACCTAGTAACTTGTCCTTGACAAACCCCTTACCCGAACCAGCACCACCAGCAAGAATAACAACATGACCAGATGATGGGTACGCTTTACCACCAAATGTAATAAGAGCCTCCATAATACTATTATACGACTCAGACAATGATTCAAACACATATAGATCATCATCTTCCTGTGTTTCAATGATATGTTTTGTAAAAGACTTCATCGGGTATTCCTTTATTCTTATTTATACTAGTTCCACTTATAAAAGATATGTGAATCTATCTGAGTCACTTTCTCAAGACTGTCTGCCCAGTATGGAGTCACATAGTCTGCGTGATAGTGCGTAGCACCCTCTGTAATATCTATCTTAGGTATCGCACTATCTATAACCATTGTAGCTAGTATGTATAAATCTGCATATAGCTTACTATTACTAATATGATCAGACTTACCATCACAGTGCCAACTAAAGGCACAACTCTTCTTATTACCTTGCTTTATTACTCCACATATAGTATTAGGATATCTCTTATCATCCACTCTATTCAATACTACATACATAACAGCTAATTGACCAGCTACTGATTGATTCTTTGCTTCATGATAACTATTGACTGCTAAACATACCTTCTCCCATCTGAGACCTTCTTGCTTGTCTTTATGTGTGAGTTCAGATATAAATACTGGTGGACCATACAAGTTTATTACAAGACTCATCAATAATGCTTTTATCATATTAGTGTATCCTTATTAGTATTGCAAAGTGTTAATATTATTATACACCATTATGATACACCTGTCAACCCCTAATTATGGTTCGTAATGATTATAATCGCTACTGGCGTGTTCACTCAACACTCCCTCAAGATGATCCAGTTTAGATTGTAACCTAGCCATCTCTAGTTCAATATCTCGCTGTCGAGCAAGAGCGCCCATCACTAATTCACGAGGAATAAAGTTGCCAACACTGACTTCAATATCCTCAATTTGATTCGTCAATATCTCGCTACGATGTTCGTTGAACGTAACCCGTTCTGTCAAGTTGAAATAGCCCGTAGCTGTTAGACCAACGGCTACAAGAAGTGCTATCAAATTCTTTAAAGGTATAGTGAATTTTGAATCTTCACTCATTTCTATAGACATAAGATGCTCCCACGCAATAACTTGTTCGTCGTATTTATAAAAAAAAGAGTGTCAAAGACACCCTTTCTTCTTAGAACAAGTTTTGTATAGCTTATATGTCTTCTTCGTCTTCCTCATACTCCACAGATATATAACCAGATATCACAAGACCTGACATTATTGTAGTAACTATATTGAGAACCACAAAGGGCAGTATGAAAATAGCCACATACTCATATTCCATCAGATAAAGAGTGAACATTGATGTTATAAAGAGAACCACTGACTGGATCGATTCATGTAATCCATCGGTCTTTACATTAGACTCAACAAGCCCTAGAAGTAACTTACCGCATAGATAATAGAATGTTACAGAGTAGATTAGCATCAAGACTACAAGAGCCTCAATGCTATGAGGCGTGAGAGTTAGCGTTGAAGCCAGTATGGCTAGATGTAAGTATCGCATAGTCTCTCCTTTGTAAGAAAGGGGTGACAGAAGCCACCCCGTTTATTTAGGCGTCAGCCATATCTAATGCTGTCTCAAGAGCCTTTACCTTGAGCCGTTGGTTAGCACCATACCATGATGACTGCATACGAGTGTCAGCAGCCCGACCCATTTCGTGATCAGCCAGATATGTTACTGCGTTGAAAGCAGACCACCACGATCCTTCAGCAAACTCAGCACCAGGTTGTTCGTGAAGAACCTCTAGAGCCCGTTCACCAGTGCGTGACAGCTTACCCTCTTTCTTAGAGCCACCCAGAAGAGTTCCAAAGTATTCTTTGATAGTGTCTTCTGTTGTGCGGCGTGATCCAAGAAACTCAGCCATATCTTTATACTGGCTCATCTTGAAGTGTGCTACACCCATCATCTCTTTGACACGATCAGCATTGAACTCTGAACGGTGATTCACCTTCACGGCGTTCTGTGCTTTCAGCTTGAGAGACATAGATAATGTATTGTTACACACAACACGAATTGGTGTAAAGCGAATGTCGATTGACTTGCCATACTGGTGTGGGTTAGAGAAGAGCATATAAGACTCAACTTTGTCACCACCAAAGAGTTCGAAGTCGTCGTCAACTTTAGCAAGCGCCCAGATTATTTCGCCTTCTTTCAACGAACCAGCGGTATGCATTTCCATCTGACCACGATCACAAAACTCAGCAAAGAAGTCGAAGGCTTCGCTGTTTTGAACTGGGTGCCAGTTCTTTCCAACATTCGTAAGAACACGACCATCTGTCTTGCGAACAAGAGACTTCTGACCAGTAGAGATGTTATCGCCATTGTAACGAATAAACGCTTCGTGCTCTTCAACTTCCCAGTCAAGTCCAGCAGCGACCATCATCTCAGTAGGTGATGCGCCCTTCTCTAGCGGAACACCCAGCCCATGCCAAGGAACTCCACCATCGACGGTGTAAGCCATTTGGGCCTTTCCGTCTACCATTTCTAACTCATGTGCCATTTTTTCTCCTAACAGCGATTCTATTTACTCTTACATTATAGTTGTTTTCACAACAAAAGTCAACCCCTAATCAGTAGTGGGCTGGAAATAATTCTTCAAAAACATTCGATGGTCCATAAGTAGAGAATAAACCAGCGATATTCTGTGAGCCTTTATAGTCCCAGATGGCGCACTTCTCGCCATTCACGGTGAACTGCCACGAGTTTGTAACCTTGTCACAATCGTCTAAGCAATCGCCCTCGAACCCTAGAATATTACTTATAGTAGTAGCATTGATATCAATCAATGATCCTTGCTTGTAAGTTCCTGTGAACTCATCTTTTACGATATTTAGCAACAGCCTGCGCCTCCTGCGGTCATCAATCCCCAAAATGTAATTGCGATACCCGTACCCATTACAAGGGAATATATTATAATCAATAGGAAAATAAGTCCCAAAAATCTCAACATATGAATTGTCCTTATTAGTTATTGTGATTCGATCTACTCTTATACAATAGCATATATGAATGGGCTTGTCAAGAGGTATATTAAAATAATATCCTTTTTTCTACCTCATCCTTGAATATCGCT